ATGAAGAATACTTTTAAATTTGGTCTTATAGATCCTCTCAATAGTAATTCTAATAATAGTGGGGATGGAGGTATTAATAATGGATTTAATAGCGGTAATTTTACTATAGGGGGAAACTTTCCTAGAAAGATAATTACTATTTATCCAATTTTTGATCATACAAATTTTGACTCTACAAAGGGTTTTGATATAAAGAATAAGAAAAAAGAGGTTACTTCTTTTGAATTTTCAAATGGAAAAGTTGTTAAGCAGGATGATGCTATTTTTGAGTATGAAAAAAATCTATTGAAGAGAGTTGTTTGGGATGGAAATATTATAGAAGAATATTCATATATAGATGGGAAACTCTTTAAAGGAGTTAATAATATAAAGAAAAATGTCTTTGAATATACCTATGATAATGAAGGTCGGATTAGTAAATTTTTCTTTACAGATATGGGTATAATATCAACTACTAAAGAATTTCAATATATTGATGATAATAAAATAGAAATAATTAGTTTATTATCAGGAAAAGTTTTTAGGAAATATCTTTATATCTTTGATAATGGTAATCTTATGAAAAAAGATATTTTTTGTTATTTGACAAAGACTAAAGATACTTTTGAATATAAATATGATGATAAAAATAATTGGGCTTATAACAATAATTTATGGATAACAAGGACTTTTAATGGTGATCTCTTTGAATATTACAACAAGAATAATGTTATTCTAGAAATTACTAATAGACATAGATATGAATATAAATATGAATATAATTCTTCAAACTATGTTATCAAAAGAACAACATATGATAACGGGAATTTATTTGGTGTTATTGAATATATCTATTAAATCTTATTATTAAAAATTTCCTCAGAAACCTATCAAAAATCAAAAAAGGAAATTTCTATGCTAGGAAAATGAGTTACTCGGCTATTAACCCTGCTACAGGGGAAGTTGGGATGCGTAGTGTTGTAGTTTTGGCTGTTCGAGGAAAGATAGTAGCTTTTATGTGTATGCAATTAAACGATAATCAAGTAGCTCATAGTGAAGTAAATACATTTTTGAATTCTATTGTTGTGAAGTAAACAAGAAGAAATTCTAATAACCAACCACCCCTACAAAGCTCTGACAAGTTTTATGTTATGGCTTTTGTAGGGGTGATTTTATAGTGAAAAGTGATATATTCAATTACCATAAATATCTTTTCTATTAAAGGGTTTTAGCTTTCCCTCAGCTATTAATTTTACGGTTATTTCTTATAATTCAGCTCCTAATTTTTCTAGTTCCTCTTTCTTGGGTCTGGTTAATACTGCTGGCATAATAGAACAATTTAAATACTTTCTTTTCAGTTGTAAATGTACAAAAATTTATATAAAAGACAGATAGAAACATACTCTACAGACAATAAAAATCCAATCGTAAAATATTAAAAATAAAATAGTTACAAACGAAAAAGCCGAAAAAGCGGACAAAACGAAATGTACAAAATACCGTAATTTATCGTATATATGGCGTAATGGAAAAGGGGTATTTTTAAGGCTAAAAATAGCTATACCGTAATTTGCCTTTAGGAATATACCCTAAAACCTCCCAAACCCACTAAAATAGCCCCTTTGAGGGCTTTTTTTATGCCCTGAAATAGCCTTTAAAGCCCATTGAAAAGCCCTATAAAGCACCCCAAAATGAGGGTGAGAAGTACCCCCAAAAAAACTCCTTTTTTAGGTTAGGGGGACACTTAGGGGGACACTTAGGGAGACAAAAAAGCACCTAAAAACAGAGAGTAAAAACCCCTATATTTATACCCACATGCAAGCAATACCCCTTTTTTATAGAGTGGAGGGGGGTGTATTGTAGGAGATTTTATACTATATTTTTGCGTAATTTATTGATTTACAATTACTTAATCAAATTTGCAGACGATTTTATACCTTTTTCCTCTTCCAAATGCTTGATTTGTTCCTTTAGGTTATGGACATCAACCTCAAGGTCCGCAATTTTTTGGTAGTTGGTTACTGGGTCAAGAAACTCAAAGGATAGGTGCATTTTGGCTTCCCATATTTCCTTAACATCTTCAATAGGAATCCTTATATTCCCATACTCTCGGTTATCGGAGGAGCAGTATAATGATTTATACTTTTTTATACGATTTTTTACCCTTTTGACTATAATACCCTCATTGATTGTAACTATAATATATACCCGATTATCCGTCATATATTCCCAATTATCGACAAATTCACCAATTATATAACTTCCGTCTTGTAAGGTTGGATACATAGAAAGCCCTTTTACTTGGAACATACGGAAGGTACCTCCATAGAGTCCAGGTACATTATACATTGGTAGCTTTTTTATATAGTTTTCGTCAAAATATCCAGTAAGATAGCCTGCTTGTGCCCTATATTCTACCAAAGGAATAAAAGCCTCATCTTCATCATCATTCACAACTACTACTTTAGGTACGAGGTCTCTTCCCTCTACTATTTTAACTATAGGTTTTTCCGCTTCTTCTTTTTTAAGCATTTCACCTTTACCTGTAAGTAGCCATTCGAAATTTATTTCGAAATTGTTTGCGATTTTCTCTAATACATTAAATTTAGGCTCTGTGTTAGCTATATAATTTCGAACATTAGCCTCATTTATACCTATCTTATTAGCGAAATCGCTGTTATTTCCCTTGGAAAAATGATCAACAAGAGATTTTATTCTTTCATTAATTGTACTCATAACCAACTAATTAAATTTTTAACCGAAAAATAATTCGAATTTTACTTGCTTGTTTCGAAATTTATTTCGAACTTTGCACCGCTAAACGAAACAAAATAACGAATGGACAAAGGTATAAAAATTCCTCGAAAATTCAACCCCTTAGTGGTAGAAAAATTATCCGTAAAGTTTGGACTGTCAAAAACTTATATTCGTCAGTGCTTAAACAAAACACGAAACAGCTTCACGTCTGATACTATTTGTAAAGAGTACAAAAAGTATGAAAACGAAATCAACAACGTTTTAAATAATTAATTATGAAAGAATTAATTAACACCATTGAACAAACAATGTCCAGTTTTGAGATTGCAAAGCTGACAGGAAAACAACATTCTCATATAATGAGAGACATCCGAACCCTCAATAAAGCTTATGAGAATTTACATCAATCCAAAATTGGATTAAAACACAGAATCAGTGATTTAGGAGAGGGAAGGCAAAGAAATGACCCTTATTTTGAATTGACCAAAATGCAGACATTTGACCTTCTGACTGGGTATAACACCGAATTGCGTATTAAGGTCAATCGTAGGTGGGCAGAGTTGGAAGCCTTGACACAAATCAAAATGCCTAAATCTCTTAATGTCTATGGAATGGAAGCCCTGCCATACGTGGAGTGGTTGCTACTACATAACTACTCGGTAACCAGTGGGCAGTATCACGCTCGCATTCGCAAGCACCCTCAGCACTTTTACAAGGCGAGTACAGGTAAGTGGTATATCAATAAGGCGTTTGCCGAGCAACTCTTAGAGATTCGCAGTAGTTGCCAGAAGCTAAAAGAAGTGAAGGGCTTGCCGCAAGTACATCAGGTAACACTCTTTGAAGTGATTGCAGAAGCAGAACAAAGGAAATTAAATCAATCTAAACAATAGCAAAATGAAAATAGGAGACAGAGTAAAGATAAGCCGATACACTACAGACCCCGCAAAGCAACAAGGAAACATCGGTACAGTGATAGGGGTTTATGACGAAGACGAAATGACTACCGTGGTAAGAGTAGTGTTCGTAACAGATAAGGGTGAGAAATTCTCTGCCCTATATGATATAGATTGCTTAATTCCTGTAAGTGAGGACGATTTAGAAGATTAATCAAAAAAAATAGCATTATGAAAAGAAAAACAGTACTCCTGCTCAATAGTCACTTGGATGTGATAGGCAAGGAAATTATCACCACTTTCTTAGGAATCGTGGTCAAACGAGAAAAAATATTGTATAACAGAGCTGTAAAATACCGAAGGTAGTAAAATGACACCAACAATCAAAGAAAAACTAAAAGCCATCCATAGGGAGCTTAACGCAATGGGACACTATAATACCTATTTAGTCATAGAGGATATACCTCATAAAAGTATTGCTTTGGACTGCTATACCGAGAAAGAAGAGGTTTCAGAAAAAGAAAAGAAATCCTTCTGCGAACTGGCAGATTATATAGCTCCTTATTTTCGCAGAAGGTTAGAGAAATTTACAGAGAACTGAGTTCTACTCCTTTCTCCTTAAGCAAAGCTAAAATATCCTTATAGCTTTCCCTACAATGCAAAGGGTGAAAAAGCATATCTCCCTCGTTGAGGTTTAGATATACATCGGCTCTACACCCATTGTGCCTTGATTCTTCTACAGCTACTATTTGCTGAAGATTTACAAGGATAGGGTCAAAAGTAGGCTTGTCATTTACAGATACTTTTACCCTGTGTAATTCAATAAAACCTTTCATAAATATATATTTTGTTTGAGGCTACAAAGGTAGCGAATTTTTCCCTAAGTCAGTAGGACTGACAGCCGAAGGCTGGCGAAGCGAAATCGCATTAGGGAGCAAAGGCAAAAGCCAAAAAAACACACAAATGTACGCATACAAGAACAACATATTATCCATACCTGCACGGCTCCTATATGAAGACTGGGGGGTGATGAGTTATGACTACTACAAGAAGCTATGCAGCCGTGGTAAGCTCATCACTACCCAACCAGGGAAAGGCTTAGGTAACGAAGCGTGGGTGTCCTTCCACGAACTGCCTGTGGTGAAAGGGGTTAATATCAAGGAGGTTTGCGTGAAAATGTTGGGCAAGCCCGAAGATAGTAAGATCTTACAGAATGACCTCGAACCCCTCTTGGTGCCCGACTTAGAAGCTATCAATTTCTTTTCAGGTCACCGCAAGCCCAACGGGAAACCCCTAAAGATAGAAGAGCAACGGGAAAAAGCTACTTCGGCTATGATTTTAAACGCTATTGAAAGCCTCTTTAAAGGGCGTATCAAAAACCCTCTTTATAAGGGAAAAAAAGTGGAGATATGGAAAAACATTAGCGAGGCTGTCAATACGCTGAACCCCGAACGTTGGCACTTTGACCTGCCGAATAACCCAAGAAGCCTGCAACGCAAATATAACCAGTATCTCAGTGAGGGCTACTATGCTTTTATCCACAAAGGCGAGGGATCGGACAACGCCAAGGTAGTAACGGAAGTAATGGAAAGGCTTTTTATCTCTATCTGCTGCATGCCAAACAAACCCTATATGAGTTCGGTGTATGATATTTATAGGCAGTTCCTTTATGGCGAGATAGAAATCTTTGACAAAGCCACTGGTGAACTTTTCAATGTGGAGCAGGACTTTTGCGACGAACATGGAAACATCTTAGAAGTCTCTGAAAGCACCGTAAAGCTATGGCTGAACAAACCCGAAAATCAGTTGGTTATCAAAAAAGCCCGCAACGGAGAATATGACTTTAGCCACAAGGAACGCCCGCACGTCAATCGTCACGCACCGCTTTACTCTATGAGTAAAATCACCTTAGATGACCGAGACCTAATGCACACCAAACTACCCAATGGCGACAAGGTTATGGCCTACTATGCTTATGATGTGATGAGTACAGCTTTGATTGGTATTGCACACAGTAAAAAGAAAGACAACGAACTATTCTTGGACTGCTTCCGCTCTATGTTTCGCTTTACGGCTCAATATGGCATAGGCACCCCAATGCAGATAGAAGTAGAGCGACACCTTACGGGCGAATACGTGGAGGGCTTGCTCAAAGCCAATAACATTTTCCCTTTTGTGCGATTCTGTAATCCTACCAATTCGCAAGAGAAGTATGCCGAGACCATGATCCGAGGTAAGAAGTACGGGATAGAGAAAGACAGACACCAAAATGTAGGGCGACACTATGCACGACGAGACAGCAACCGAGTAACTACACAGAAGATATTTGACGAGTTCAACGACAACTACAAGGAGGCTAAGGCTACCTACGAAGAGATAGTAGCCTCTGAAATGGAAGAGCAAACCCTCTATAACAATGAGCTACACCCCGACCAAGAGCGCTTCCCTGGAAAGACACGTTTGCAGGTATTTTTAGAAAATGTAAATCCGAACCTACCCAAACTCAACCGAGCCCTCTTAGCACAATATATAGGCAGATGTGTGCCTACAACAATACGCAGGAACCAATATGTAACGGTGCAATATCAAAAGTACCAACTGCCCAACCCACAAGTTATTTCCCTGCTTTCCTCCTACGAGGTGCAGGCCTATTACCTCCCCAATGAGGAGGGTGTAGAAGAGGTGTATTTGTATCAAGAAAACCAATTCCTCTGCGAGTGTAAGCGCCTTAAGAGCTTCAACCGAGCCAATGCCGAATGGACAGAAGAGGATAAGGAGATATACCAAGAGCAAATGCATTATATCAAGCAGTTTGACCAATATACGAAAGAAAAAACTACTGAAAAGCTCTCAAAGGTAGGCATGCTTTCGATGGAGAAAAAGACACAAAAAGTAGCCGCTTCTGCTCCTACTGTAGCCTATGAGGAGCAGAAAACTACTAACTACAAAGCCTATCAGAAAACTAAAACAGAAATGATAAATAAAGCCTTATTAGACCTATGATCACAACAGCATTAAAAGAAAAAATCATTTTGGCGATTGCCGAAAACAGAAAGAATTACCAATCCGACAGCAAGCACGCACAGAGCTTAGGGATTAACACAGCGCAGTACAGCCGTATCAAGAAAGGCGAATTGGAGGGCGTGCTTAGCGATGCCAATTGGGTCAGCATAGCCCGCAGGCTCCAAGTACAACTCAAGGACGAACGCCCTTGGGTTACGGTGGAAACAGAGACCTTCCAATACATCTACCTACAACTTTCGGCCTGCCAAGAGCGTTCCATCTCAGCTATCCTATGTGATAGGGCAGGAATTGGCAAGACACATACGGCAAAGGTATATGTCAGCAAGAACAAGAACGCCGTGTATATAGATTGCTCCCAGGTAAAGACAAAGCAGAAACTCATACGCAAGATCGCACAAGAGTTTGGGATTGCTCACACGGGGCGCTATGCCGATGTATATGAGGACTTGGTATTCTATGTAAAACAATTGGAAAACCCACTTATCATCTTGGACGAGGCGGGAGACTTGGAGTACCACGCATTCCTTGAACTCAAGAGCCTATGGAACGCTACCGAGTACGCTTGTGGTTGGTATATGATGGGTGCTGATGGCTTGCAGGCAAAGATAGACCGCAACAAGGACATCAAAAAAGTAGGATATGCAGAGATATTTGACCGCTACGGCTCCAAGTATAGCCGCGTAAGTCCTGCCCAAGACAACGAAGCAATTACGGCTTTTCTCTTGGGACAAATAGCCCAGATAGGCGAAGCAAACGGCTCTACCCTTACCCCCGAACAACTCTTTGCTCGTACCAAGGGAAGCCTTAGGAAAGTGCGCACGGTAATAATGACAAGTGATAAATGACTAATGATAAGCAACAAATGACTAATGACAAAGTAATGATACCAAGGGCTTATACATACGAGGACTTGGCGAGAAAGAAATATAAGACATTACCTTTGAAAGGAGCATGGAAAGAACACTTAGGGGAGATAGAGCGAGCAGGGAGTATCCTTATCTATGGAGATTCGGGGCACGGAAAGACAACCTACGCACTACAATTGATGCGGGAGTTATGCCAAGGGGAGAAAGTGCTATACAACTCTTTGGAAGAGTGCGGGAGCCTTTCATTGCTTACTAACTTGGAACGTACAGGGCTTAAGCAGTACAAAAACAAATACTTGGTATGTGGAGAGCCTTTGGACAAGCTCATACAACGCCTTAGTCGCCCACAGCAACCTAAAATAGTCTTTATAGATAGCGTGCAGGCTTGTTTTAGAGGACAGAAAGCAACGGCTTATCATGATCTTATCCTGCAATTTCCTCAAACCCTATTTATAGGGATCTCACAAATGAGTAAGGGAATGCCCAAAGGAGCTGTAGCGGAGGAGTTCTATTGGTTTTGCCAAGATAGAATCTTAGTAAAGGACTTCAAGGCCTATATAGAGAAGACACGAACAGGGGGGAATGAGTTGGAACCCTACATCATCTCCGAAAGCAAAGCAGGAGAAAGAGAGTTAAAAATGATTAGATAATAGACAATAAAATATGGAAACCATAGAAAAGCAAAAGACATTTAGGCATTGCCTGTTGTACTACTTAGATTGTAGTTATAGGCAGTATGAAGCGATTAAGTACAAGTACTTCCTTGACTGGTGTGAACAGGTGAATAGGGAAAAACGAATAGTGAAAAACGTAGCTGACTTGGTGGGGAATGACTATCTCAACAACTGGTTTGATGACCAATGGCACTACTATGTGGAGTGTGATATAGCGTATTACTATGGAAAGGCACTTAGAGAGGGCGTATTTGACCAATCAGATATAGAACTAATGATAGAGATTGCGGCAGAGCAGATTAATCATATATACCCGAAAGTGCTATTAGGTAAAATCAGAAGAGAACTCAAATTTCAAAACTAATGAAACAGCTATATACAGATGTACTAAGGTTGGATAACTTCCTACAAGCCTTAACAGCACAAGAGCGGATGATGATACACCAGTATCACACTGGCTATAGGACATACGTACCGATAGTGGTACTGACCATATACGAATGGATCCAAGAGAACAAGTGGGAAGCTCCCGACTTCCGCTATAACCCGGAAAGAGTATTGACTTGGTACAATCGGGATACAAAGACATGGGAGCCGATAGAAGCCCATAAATTATATAAAGCAAAAGTAGAACGATAATTTTAAAAAGACAATAAAATGAAAGTTATTAGGGATTTAGACGTAACAGTAAACTATAAAGTAGTGCTTATGAGTGCAATAGTATCTGACATGGTTTTTGAACAATTGGATAAAATGGCGAAATATGGATTACCTATTGAAGAAAATAAGTCAGAGGAGTATAAAGAAGCTTTTGAATGGCTGACAAAATACATTAATGAATATGATTCTTGTAGTTTGTCTTATAAGGTTGAATTTGATGAGTAATAACAATTAAAAAAGATAAAAAATGAGCGTAGATTTATCACAACTAAGTGCCGAGGAACGTGCAGCACTTATAGAACAGGCGAAAGAATTAGACGCCAAGGAAAAGGTAGAAAAACAAAAAGCCTACGAGGAGATGAAGGCAGATGCGATTACGAGCCTTATCACTATTGCCAAGGATATCAACGAGCAATTGAAGGAGTTCAAACAGCATTCGTTTGAGACGATGGATACCCTATACGAGCTACTGAAGGAGTACAGTGGGCGACACGCTGAAGGTAAGGGAAACTTTAAGATTGAGTTTGGTGCCTTCAAGGTGGAGTACAACAAGCAGGGTAAAGGCTCGTATGACGAGCGAGCCACTGAGGCGGAGAAGTATATCTTTGACTTCATAGAGAGTCGTTACTCTGGGGATGAAGGCACTAAGGAGTTTATCCTTTCCTTATTGGAGCGTAAAAAGGGTGAACTTGACCCTGACAATATCCAGAAGCTCTACAAGTATGAGAGCAAGTTTGCCGACCCAAATTTTTCGAAGGCGTGTGAGCTATTCCGTGAGAGTTATCAGTATAACCACTCTAAGGATTATATCCGATTCTACGAGAAAGATGAGCACGGCAAGTGGCAGAATATATTGTTACAATTTTCAGCAATCTAATTCCCACAGCCCCCGAAGGGGAAACAAATATACCCTGCCCTTAGCGTGTCGTTGGTATTAAGGGGACGCCCATAAGAGACCCCCTAAGGCAGGGTTTTTAAACAACCTTTAAAAACGATTTAAAATGAAAGAAAAACCAACACATTACTATTGCTTTTTTGGCAATGGCACACAAACAAAAAATAAGTTACAAGCTGAATTTTCCGAATTTCTAAGAGGAATGGAAGGAGAATTATATCAAGCTGCCGATTTAGATAAAATAAAGCGATACATCATTGAAAAAGCCAAAGAGTTAAACAAAGAGTATCCCCGATGTAAGGCCTTAGATGTTTCTTTTGAACAATACTCAAAAAAGGATTACATCCACTATCTATGCGGTATTGAGTTTAACGCATTTCGGCTAATACCTGCTTATTTTATTAAACTTGAAAACGATTTAAAATGATTAGCACACGACAACTAAAGATCCTACAAAGCCTCTTAGGAAAGAGGTTTAAGGATAGAGATGGACGGCTGGCTTTTCTATCGGACTTTGTTTTTAGAGAGCTCGGTTCAAGCAAGGAACTAACCGAAGACGAAGCTTTTGAGATATTAGACTGGCTGAAGTATAATTACAGCAAGGAGGCGTACTTTGATAGCCATAACGCACAACACCTTAGCCTACTGGCAAAGTGCCACGAATTGGGTTGGGTACAGGTGGAAAACCCAAAGTTCCCCGACCTTCAGCGATTGGGCAAGTTTCTACTAAGTAAGAAGTGTCCTGTACAAAAGCCCTTAAAAGAAATGACTACTAAGGAAGTCAGTAAGGTAATAGGAGCGTTAGAAAAAATAATTGAAAAAAGATATGAAAAGAAGAAGTGACAAACGACAAGTGACCAGTGACAAATGCCCTCACAAACACCAAGTATTGCGCACGATAGGAGGGCATTGTACTGTAGTGATAACTGCTGTGTTTTGCCAAGATTGTGGGAAACAACTCACTAAAACAAAAGTAGAAGTATAACACTAAAAAAACAAATACAATGGAAATAGACGATTATGATGTAAGTTACTCCTCAATATGCAATAGGATTAATGGAAACCCTCAAGCAGCAAAAAAAGAGCTATTGCGTTTTTGCAATATGACTATAAAAGCGGAAGAAAAAGTTGAAAAATTAGAAGAGGAACTAAATAAGGCCAAAACTGATGTGAGATTTTTTAAAAAAGGTATATACAACATCTTTCATTACTTTCGTAACCAAATTAGCCAACTACCCTCCTCTGTTATCCTACGTGAAGGAAAGGCGATATACATCATTAAGTACTTCGATGAAGATAACATTACAATAGATGTTGAAAAGGAAAGTTTTTAATTACTAAAACAATTACAATATGAACGACAAAATAAAAGAAAAAATCACAAAAGTCTACGAACTCGTAAAACGAGGAATAGCAGGAGAACAGCAATCAGCCGAGAAAATGCTAAAAAAACTACTTGAGAAGTACAACATTTCAGAAGACGAACTTAATAGTATAGACGAAAAAGAATATTACTTCAAGTATGCTTCTAACTTAGATGAGTGGTTACTTATACAACTAATCGAATACTTTTTCAAAGAGAAAAAGTATAAACTCTATCGCATTAAAGATAGTGGTGTAAAAGAGATAGCAATACAGATGCCCTACTTAGATTGGGTAACATTAGATAGTGCTTATGGTTATTTCAAACCACATCTAAACCAGCAATGGCGCAAACACGGCTTGCCTGTAGTGAACCGCTGTCGAACAACTAAAACTAAAAATAAACGCCGTGAGGCAATGCAAGAAACCTTTTTTAGTTTGTATGTAATTCGTTCTGGTATCTATCGCCCAGAACAAAAAAACTCCAAATCTCTTACCGAGGAGGAAATAAAGAGATATTCCATTCTTTACGGAGTCGAAGGTGGTAAATACACACAACAAGTAACCACAGGTCTATATTTAGAATAACCCTTCAAACACTATTAAAAATGAATAAAGAAAATTACCCCACTTGGCTTGTGTCCCCCGACATTGCCAAAGAGCTCAAAGAA